CATTCGGATACGCCAATGGATGTACATAGTCCAGTTGATGGGTGGCATCACACTGCATTTTTGTGGGCCATGTCTAGTGGAGAATATTTTACAAAAGAAAAGAAAATCACTGTACCCAGACATCTGTTAAAAGATAAACTGATAGTTTGGTTACATAATAATTATTTTATGATATGGTTAGTTAGTATCGTTGCGTTAGTGTTGATTGATTGGAAGTTTGCATTATTTGGATTACTTGCGCCCGCAGGATGGAATTTATTAGCAGGAAATGTCTTGGCTAATCTATTCACGCATATAAAATTACCCGGTTCTTATAAAAATTTTGATACAGGTGATAATAGTCATAACAACAGGTTTATACAGATATTTGCGTTTGGTGAAGGATTGCACAACAATCATCACCATGATGCTAGTAAATATGATCAAGCAATGATGCCCGGAGAATTTGATCCAGCAGGATGGATTGTTAGAAAATTCTTTGAAACTAAGAGTGTACACGCCTAAAAGAGAAAAAAAATAATGTCAAAACAACAATACAATTTAACAACAAAAACAGACTACCTTGGTCGCAAGATGTTTCTGGACCCAGCCGGCCCAGTGACTATCCAACGCTTTGAAGAAGTCAAATACAAGAAGATTACGGACTTTGATGCAACTGCTCGTGGATTCTTTTGGCAACCAGAAGAGATTAGTCTCAGCAAAGACAGCAACGATTTCAAAGATGCCAGTGATGCTGTTAAACATATCTTCACATCAAACCTGCTGCGTCAAACAGCATTAGACAGTTTACAAGGTCGTGGACCAACACAGGTATTCACTCCGGTATGTTCATTGCCCGAAGTAGAAGCACTGATGTACAACTGGGGGTTCTTTGAAACCAACATCCACTCAAAGAGTTACAGTCATATTATCCGTAACATCTACAACGTGCCTAAAGATGTGTTCAACACCATTCACGATACTAAAGAAATTGTTGAGATGGCATCAAGTGTGGGTTTATACTACGATGCACTGCATCGTATCAACTGCCGAAAAGAACTTGGAGAAGAGGTCACTGAACACGAACACATTCGAGCGATTTGGCTAGCACTCAATGCCAGTTATGCATTAGAAGCATTCCGCTTCATGGTGTCGTTTGCCACAAGTTTGGCAATGGTAGAAAACAAGATCTTTATTGGCAACGGCAACATTATCAGCCTAATCCTACAAGACGAACTGCTACACAAAGGCTGGACTGCCTATTTGATCAATCAAGTAGTAAAAGAAGATCCTCGATTCGTAGTGGCTGCTCGCGAGTGCGAACAAGAAGTGATTGAATTGTACAAAGGCGTCATACAAGAAGAAAAAGCGTGGGCAGACTATCTATTCCAAAAAGGACCAGTGATTGGTCTAAATGCCAACATACTGAAAGACTTTGTAGATTATACAGCATTATCAGCGTTGAAAGACATTGGTATTAAATATTGGAATGCCGCACCTAAGACTACACCAATTCCATGGTTTAATAAACATGTGGATACCAGCAAAAAACAAACTGCACTGCAAGAAAACGAATCCACAAACTATGTTATTGGAATTATGAGCGACAGTGTGGACTACGAAGAATTACCCTCATTATAAGGAAAAATATGGCAAAACTAAATGAAGAAATTATAATAATTAAAATCAGTACATTGTTGCCCGACAATGCCGATATGACTGCAATCATGGACAATGACAACATATCCGCACTACAACAAGTTGTTGAACAACTGGCAGGTGACACTCGAACATTAGTTGAAATTGAAAGAGGAAATTGAAATGAAAGTTGTTGTTTGGAGCAAATATCATTGCCCGTATTGTGATCAAACCAAAGCGTTGTTACAACAAAAAAATATCAAATTTGAAGAACGTAAAATAGGCGACGGATGGACTAAAGAAGAGTTATTAGAACATATCCCTTCTGCTAGAACATTACCACAAATCATGATCAATGGTGATGTCATTGGAGGTTTTAATGATCTTAAAAAATTATTAGAGCACGATAGTATAGAACACGGAAATGGAGAGAGTTAATGTTATTTGAAAAATCAAAATTTGCAGTTGGTGATGTCGTATCACTCAAGATCACATCAGGCGAAGAAATAATTGGAAAATATGTCAGTGAGGACATGTCAGAATTGGTGTTGGGCAAACCGTTGATGTTAGCCATGACTGCCAAGGGTCCTGCTTTTGCGCCGTTGATGATGACTACAGATCCGGATAAGAATTACGGTATCAACAAGCAATTGGTTATGACCAAAGGTGAAACCGCTAAGGAAGTAGCAGATCAATATACATTTCAAACCACTGGTATACAACCTGTATCAGCGGGCAGCATTGTAACAGGATAATATCATGCCAGCAATAGCAAGAATCGGTGATTCAATCTCCACAGGTCACGGATGTGACGGAACCACTACACTCACAGGACCATCGGGTGATGTATTTGTAGACGGGTTAGGTGTTGAGCGTCAAGGCGATCCCACAGTGGTTCATAGATTAACTGGCAGTGGTTGTTCAGTTACTCACACTGCTGTTGTTAATTCGGGATCAGGCAGTGTGTTTGTCAATGGTAAACCTATTGCCCGGGTCGGTGATTCGGCTGACGCCGGTGCTATAACTTCGGGATCAGGCAGTGTATTTGCAGGTTAACTAAAAAGTACAAATGAACATTTATTTAGACATGGATGAGGTTGTTGCAGACTGGCATGCTCATGCACAACAGGCTCTTAAAAAACGCTGGGATAAAAACGGTGACCGTATTCCGCAACACGAATGGAACATTGTCAAAAATGACATGCACTTCTATCGCAACTTGCCGGTAATGGAAGGAGCACACGAAATGGTTGAAATGTGCAAAGACTATATTAGTCGCAATCCTCAATACCATTTACGTTTTCTCACAGCATTGCCGCATGACTACTCAATGCCTTTGGCTGTGAGTGACAAAGTATGGTGGGCTAACGATCACTTCCCCGGAGTGCCAGTTACCATCGGACCTTATAGTTACGACAAATGGCGTCATTGTAAAACGCCTGGCGACATACTGATCGATGACAGACATAGCAATTGTCGCGAATGGGAGGCTGCTGGCGGAGTGGCACACATTTTCACAACATGGGCTAACTGTAAGCCTTGGTTAGAGCAACAACTCAATCTAACATGAACAGTTTAGAGAAAATTTGGGCAAGAGCCACAGGCCATTTAATGGGCCAAACAGACGAAGATCGTCCTGATATACCTATACTTACTTTAAGAGAAGCACGTATAGCATTGTTTTTAAAGACGTTCTGGGTTATTATACACGTGATAACATGTTGTTTCATAATTGCAAACACAATACGTCACTGGTAATAACTAATATAACAAATAAGGAGACCATAACATGGCTACAAACAAACACGCAGAATTTACAGCAATCGTAGAAGCAATGACAGCAGACTTTGAAAAGTTTTATGACAAGGAAGTTGGCGCTGCCGGAACTAGAGTTCGCAAGCATTGTCAAGATTTGGCAAAACTTTGCAAAGAAACTCGTAACGATGTTACCGCAGTTAAAAACGCAAGAGCCGAATCAAAAGCAGCAAAATAATAGCATAAATATCATATGGCATACAGCGACAAGGTCATTGACCATTATGAAAATCCCAGGAACGTTGGATCTTTTGATAAGAGTGATCCTAGTATTGGTACTGGTATGGTTGGTGCCCCTGCTTGTGGCGATGTCATGAAACTACAAATAAAGGTAGATCATGATACAGGTATTATTACAGATGCAAAATTTAAAACGTATGGCTGCGGATCGGCTATTGCGAGTTCGAGCCTCATTACAGAATGGGTCAAAGGCATGCACATCGACCAAGCCGGATCAATTAAAAACTCCGAAATCGCCGAAGAATTAGCATTACCTCCCGTAAAGATACATTGTTCCATTCTAGCAGAAGATGCTATCAAGGCGGCTGTGGATGATTACCGTAACCGACACAGCCAGTAAGAAAGTCAAACAACTTTTGGTTAAACGTGGCCAAGGTGTTGGTATACGCCTGGGTGTAAAAACTACAGGCTGTAGCGGACTTGCTTACACGTTAGAATATGTTGATAGTTACTCTTCAGAAGAAGGAGTTACTAACTTTGCACAGCCAGATTTTGCAGTACTGGTCGATGCAAAATCACTTGTATACCTAGATGGACTTATTGTTGATTGGGTTCGAAACGGGCTTAATGAAGGTTTTGAGTTTCGCAATCCAAATGAACGTGATCGGTGCGGTTGCGGTGAAAGTTTTAGAGTATGACAAAATATTGGTCTAGAGAAGATACACAACATTGGATAACACAGTTAGAAAATCGAATTGAAGACATAGACTACTATCTGAATAGAACTGTAGAATGGTGCGAGAACAATGGCATTTGGTCTAACGAAGATGTATTCACTTTGAGTTTCGTTACGGTGTTATGGGTTTGTCATATGCGGGACGAAGAAATCAGCCGTCCCGAAATATACGAAATGTTAGGTATAGAAGATTGGGAAAATGTCGAAGATCACGTTATGGAGTTGGGAAATCAACTCAGCGGTATGGATCACGAAGACATGTTGATGCTAGTAGCCGATCGGTTATAATCTAGATTAAGTTATTTACAATGAAAATATTGGTTCTGGGATTGCCCCGATCAAGATCAAACTTTGTTACTTCAGCACTTGCAGAGTTTTACGGTGTACCCAATTTGTTGGAACCCTACTGGCATGTTAGAGAGGATTCACAAGTGAGTCCAATCACTAATAAGTTATTAAAAACACAAGATTTTGTCTGTAAATTACAAAGTTCAAATGTTAAACTTAATACATACACCGAGTTTCAGTACAATATGTACGATAGCATTTATATCACAGCACGTAAAAATATATCAGAGCAAATTGCCAGTTTGTTAGTGGCAAAGACCAATAACACATGGGGACACTACCCAAAAGAACCATCAAGTATTGTGTTTGATCCAGATAAGCATATGACGTTACTAACAGAAATATGGTGGGATGTTAGAAAAATAATTATTTTACAAGATCAGTTAATTAAAGATAAAATTCATGTTAAAACCTTGTATTACGAAATTAGTGAAGATTGGGTTAAAACTCATCTAGACAATCCTAAAACTGAATTAGAAAAATCAGATTATGATTATAAAAAAATCATATCAAATTACAATGAATTAGAAGATGTTGTGATTCGTCATTTTAGAGAACTTGATAACAGATTAAATGTTAACACTAGTAGCCAATCGATCGTAATCTAAATATAGTCAAAATTGTTGACTGATACAAGTATTTGCGTTATAATACTCACATACTAACAACAGTTGGCGTATTATGACTATGCATTTAGAAGGCCCGTGGCTCAGTACTACCGGCAAAAAGAGAGGCAAACAAAAATTTGCCTCTGCAGATCATGCTAGAAAGTCTAGAGAATTGGACGAATCTTGGAAAGAACTCCAAAAAAAATGGTCTGTAGAGATTGAAGATAAGAAACGTAAGCGGGCCATGAGTGCTGCACCGCTGAACGACTCTTACAGCCTTGCTATTCCAGAAGGCCGAAATACAACTGCTCATATTAAAAGTGTAGACACAGGGCTAGGTAATGCCACGCTGAAGCCGGCTAAATTATACACAGGCACCAAAGTCAAAGGTATTGCTACCATGCATAAAAGCAATGCAGTACCAGTCTTCAGTGATGAAGAAGCACAAGATATCTCCAAAATGCGTCGATAATCACCAGTTCTATGGTATATTTTGGATTTATATGGTATATATTAGACGTTTCGCAAAGAAACTAAGATAGTTGACATGACAGAGATATCATCAAAATCATGTCCGCGGGTCTTGGCCAATGAGAAACCCGTATTTTCGGGATGCCAAGGGTCGCCAAAGGTACTGAGAGTTATGAACTCAGTGGCTAATGGAGACAACTACACGAAAGTAGGGTTCTTTCAGAGCCTCGTGAAGTTAACTCCCTTTATGTAATGTTGTAGTAATACAACACCAAGTCAAAGGAGGACTTATGGAAAAGTTATTTAGATTTACAGCCTATATTTTGGGCTTAGTTGCAGTAGTCATGTTGGTGCAAAGTGTCACCCAAGCCAAAATGGAAAAACTACGTGAAGGTCAGATGTTGTCATCGCCCGACATTGTGTCGATCAAGACCAGAGAACGACAACTAGAATGTCTAGCGATGAATATCTATCGCGAAGCAGGACATGAAAACTTTGAAGGCAAAGTAGCAGTAGCACAAGTCACTATGAACAGGGCGTCTCATCCCTCGTTCCCAAAAGATGTCTGTGCAGTTGTTTTTCAAAAATCAGTATTTGTAGACAAGGTCATTTGCCAATTCTCATGGTACTGTGACACTGCTCACAAAGCAAGACCAGTCAATCCTGCCGCATACAACGAAAGCATGGCAGTGGCCAAAAAGGTATTATTGGAGGGCTTTCGACTTGACGTAATGAAAGAAGCATTGTATTATCATGCTAACTATGTTAATCCTCGATGGAACTTAGAAAAAATTGGATCAATCGGTAATCACATCTTCTACAAAGGAAAGAAAACAAATGGCTAATTTAGATAAATTTAATCCGTTGCCACATTTTGAAAATCTTCAAGAATTCAAAACTTGGGCTACGGCTAAGGTCAGTCATATTTCAGCAGAAACATTTGGTTGGCTAGCAGTTATTGTTTTACACGCTGCCACTATTCCTAGTCTGTTAGCAGTAATGAGCGGGTTGACTGATAAAATGCCCGCAGTTGATCTTGTACTGTTGTGCTGGGGAGGTCTAACCTTGTTGTTTATCAAGGCTACAGTACAAAAAGACATGCTCAATGTAGTTACTATTGGATTAGGGTTCATTATTCAAGCAGTAATGATGGCTTTGATCTTCTTTAAGTGACTAAATATTATATAAAGAGGACCAGAATATGGCATCAGGATTTCAAAACACACAAGATCAACTAACACCAAATTTCTATCGCGTTTCTATTGATGCTAGCGGTTACAGCACTACCGCTGCCGATAACGACAGTGGCGGTGTAGAAGTTGATGATTTTAATTTTTTCAGCACACTGCCTACAACACTGAACATCAGTCGCCGTAGAGCACGTGGAAATTTACGTTGGCAAGCAATTATAGACGAATTGAGCAGATTCAGTCAACCTATGATTTTAGATATTACCAGTTTAGAATCAGGACCCAGTACATTAGATGTAGCAGATGATGTAACAACCAGTTTGAGTTTCACAGTGGGTTATGCTCAGGAAGAGTATGTATTAGGTGGATGGCAAAAAATCATCGGTGCTGGCACGTTCAGTGACGGTTCTACTACATTAACAACCAGCACATACGAAGCATTATCTGCAGTCAATTTGGCCACTGCTATGCAACACTGTATCGAAGAAGCGGTGACCAGAGGCATTACTCGTGGCGGTGCCGGCGGATACACTAAAACTTATAGAACCATGGATCCAACTGGCAATGATCAGTCATTCCAAGAAGCCATCACGATTACTCAACCAGATACTCCAGCAAACGTTTGGGCTGATGTCTCGGTAGCGATTGAGGCTAATTTGACACAGACTGCTTAATCAACAATGATATTAGCGGTGCTTTTGTTGGCCACTGGCCTGATTATATCAGCGGTGGCCATTTATTATTCTGTCATCGGTCTTGCCGCCATTTTTGCCGCGGCCACGATTCCTATTTACATTATGGGTGGCAGTTTAGAAGTGGCCAAGTTGGTCTGTGCGGCATGGCTAAAAGCCAATTGGGACCGTGCTCCTGCGTTCATGAAAGTATACATGACCACTGCGGTGTTGATATTAATGATCATCACTTCAATGGGCATCTTTGGATTTTTAAGTCAGGCCCACAGTGATCAAAGTTTAGTCAGTGGCGATGTAACTGCAAAAATTGCAGTCTACGATGAAAAAATTAAAACAGCAAAAGAGAACATAGATGCCAATCGTAAAGCACTTAAACAAATGGATGAGGCAGTGGACCAAGTCATGGCACGAAGTACATCAGAAACGGGTGCTGATAAAGCCGTGGCTCTCCGCAGGGCTCAACAAAAGGAACGTGGGCGTCTCATTACTGAAATCGAAACCTACCAGAAAACAGTTAGCATACTTGCTGAACAGCGAGCGCCGATTGCCGCAGAAGTCCGCAAAGTAGAAGCCAAAGTTGGCCCAATCAAATATATTGCCGCCTTGATCTACGGCGATAATCCAGACGCTAATCTTTTAGAAAAAGCAGTGACTTGGGTTATTATATTGATTGTGGCAGTGTTTGATCCGTTAGCAGTTATTATGTTATTGGCTGCACAAATGACTTTTGTTTGGATACGAGATCAAAAGAACAAAGACAATGAACTGCCTGTGCCGGCACCTATCTACGAACCCGATGATGGGCCGTTAACTGAAGATCAAATCAAACAAATAA